AGGCTCCTCAAACAATCCATCGATCAAACTGACCGCCAATCGACACAGATCGAATGATGGGTTTGGAGGAACTTTCGGTTTATTATGATCGAAAAATGGTCCGAAATTATATTGATCGCCAGCATCTTGATCCGGCCAATGATCATCGGAGACCCATAAATGGCGACCTAGGCGAAAGATCGATCGACCAAAATCGATGATCGTAAATATTTTTCCGAATGTAGGTACACGCCATACTGTTCCATCTCGCTTGCGATAGTACAAATACTTCTTATCTGTCTTTCTCCAAAGAATGTTATTCGAATGAAGATCGTTATGTGTGAAGCAGATCGCACTTTGTAAAAAGGTGAGTGCGGCTACGACTTGAAACATCCATGCAATCCATCGATCTTCCCAACCTTGTGATTCCTTCTCAAATCCATCGATCTCGTCATCATCAAGAAGTGTATCCATTACTCCTTCTTGTGCTTCTTGTGCGATCAAAATGATCGGCATGTTGGGAAGTTCCAAACAAATATCAAATTCATACTCCGGCTGGGATCCAGATCCAGACTCGGAGCCAGACTCGGATCCAGATTGTGAACTGGCTCCAGATTGTGAACTGGCGTCCGACTCCGATCCTGATTCCGATTTGGATCCGGAAGAGATCGATCGACGTCGACGAACCGCTGCTTGATTCAGTTCCATAATATTGGTTGAATTGTCAGCATCTTCTTCCATTGTATCAAACGTAAATGACGTTACTGACGTTACTGACTCGATGTCACTTTGATCTACCACGTCACTGGATAGATCCATGGGCTCCAATTCAATATCCGTTTCTTCCTCATCATCAAACGGGCATGTCGTAATTTCACGATAAAACTCGTCAAAATTGGGAATGGCCTCCTTATTTTCATGAACCACAGTTAATCGAGCACTATGCGATTCCATGCCTTTCCAGAACCAACGACACTGACGATACGTATCGTATTCATTTGTAATCGTATATTGATAGTTTTTGCTAATTCCGGTAAAGGATCCATAGGATAAAATACAATGGGGGGTTAAATCTAATTCTCGGAATCGACTGAGAACGAAGTTGGCCACCGCATCAACATAGGCCTGGTTGTTATGGCTATGTAACTTAAGAAGTGTATTCTTCCAGGTCTTTTCACTTTGTGGAAGAAGAGGGTGTTCCGGGCAAACGTATTTCTCTTTTATGATATCGATGGGATTCAATAAATGAACCACTTTGACAAAGACATCGCATGGTTCAGACGTAGGGAGATCGCCGGTAGGATCGGCTGGTTGAGCCAGCGTGCGCATGGCACTCCAGAATTTAGGACGGTCTTGAGAAAGCCATTGGCTAATTTGAAATCGAGTAGGAAGCTCCATATTTTTATGAGACAGTGCCGAATCTGGAATAGTAAATAAGTCTAATGCGGGAAAATATCGTTGTAAATGGGCATAATTCGAAAATGTATCTTTTTCATTCTCGGTGAGATCACGACTTCGACAAGGCTCTTGTAAGAGTGTCTTTCGCACCGCTTTCATCTCTTTGATTACAAGACTTATGCGCGTGTTTGTAAAGCGCACGACAAATCGGCATGTTGTAGTAGAATTCATATGGCATCACAAGGCGGTGTAAATGTCAATCTCCGGAAGTTTGTTATGAAATCCATTCCACAAGATGCGGTTGCCGTGTTTATTGGTCGCCGTCGTACTGGTAAATCCACTCTCGTTCGTGATTTATTGTTTCATCACCAGGATTTACCGATGGGGTGTGTCATTTCCGGAACGGAAGAGTCAAACGGTTTCTTTAAAAAGATTGTACCACCCATGTTCATTCACGGAGAATACAATCCTGTTATTTTGGCCAATTTCGTAAAACGCCAAAAACTGGTTATGCAACGGATCCAACAAGATTTGGAGAAAGGAATCAAGTCGAATATCGATCCAAGAGCGTTTTTGATTCTCGACGATTGTATGTACGATGATTCATGGACACATGATAAGAATATTCGCTACTTGTTTATGAACGGTCGTTGGCTCAAAGTATTTTTTATTATTACCATGCAGTTTCCACTGGGTATCCAGCCTGCTCTTCGTACCAATGTCGATTATGTCTTCATTTTGAGAGAGCCTTATATGAACAATCGTCAGCGGTTGTACCAGAATTACGGATCAGCATTTCCATCGTTTGAATTTTTCTGTCAAATGATGGATCAATGCACTCAAAATTATGAATGTCTGGTCATTAATAACAATACACAAAGCAATAAACTGGAAGACACGATTTTCTGGTATAAAGCCGATGTTCACGGAGATTTCAAAATGGGTGCGCCTGAATTATGGCGCCAGTCTGAGATGATGGCGCGCGTAAAAGAGGAAGAAGATGTGTCACAGTTTGATCCTCGTTCTTCACAACGCCTGAAAGGCCCTGCCATTAGTGTAAATAAGAGATACTAGTAGAATGGACAAGAAATCCTGTCGTATATTATGTATTCTTTTCATTGCAGTAGTTGTATTATATATACTTTCTTCCTCATACGAGGAAGGATTTAATGACCGTCGCGAGGAGACACAACAATGCGGTGTCGATTTGCCATCCTGCTCAGGCGAACACGTACGGTGTATCAATGGATATTGCCGTTCCGATGTTGCACCAACTCTGCCCCCTTTATCGGATCTACCTATGACTCCTCCCACCGCCTATTGACCATAATAAAACCTCACCATTTGCTAGAAAATGGCATACTCGAAAGGAATGGGAATTGGCGCAATGCTTGTATTGCTGGTGGCGGCGGTGGTCGTGCTACCAATGATTGTACGTTACATTAACCGTATGGAGCCGCACTTTGTGATCTCTGGATTTCAGGATTTGGCCGCGGCGGGTAATGGACCGGTTCGTGTTCCTGCCCAAGCGGCTTCGAACTCGATGGGCGGATCCTATCATCCGGATCAGAACACGAATTATTTATGCGGATCCCCAAATGGAAGCGGACAGTCCTGCCCAGAGGGCACATTCTGTGATGGATTGACACAGTCTTGCGTCAAGATCTATCCTGGTGGCGATGTACCTGATACGGGTTACTATTCATAAATAGTTTGTTTCATTATTAATTATAAAATAGGTAAATTACGTATTTTATAATAATTATTGCGTAATACATTATGACGAACCAGCTGTATCGCTCTTAGGAGCAGGCTCATCAGGGGTTACTACCGTATTCGCCAATTCAGACTCCACTCGCTCCACAGTAAGAATTGGCTTCTCCAGCTTACGTTGCATGGCCAAATCACCCGTCTTGCCGCCAAACATGTCACCAAACTGATCGGTCACCGAACTATTTGAGGTTGATGCACCAATGACCTGCTTGGTTCCCTTCGTACGCTCCTCAAAGAATTGCTCACGCGAGTCCTCGTTCTCCTTGTACTTCTTCATCATGCTATTCAGCTGCTCATTATTGTACTCCTGATCCTTGACATCGTTCGGAGATGGATCCCACGGCGTCCACTTGCCCACCTCGCCCATAAAGATGTTGTGATACTTATCCTTTGACTGGAGCTTCTTTGCTCGGATCTCCGCCTCCTTTTGATTGGCGCACACTCCACGAACCTTCACACCACGAATTGTGGTACGAAAATCATTCAGCGCATAGAACTCCTCCTCCAGCTTAGACTTGTGCGAATACATGAAATCGTCATACGCTTCCACGATTTTTGTCTTATTCAGATCTGTGCGATTTTTCTGGATAAAGCTGCTGTATTGACTCATCACCTCATCGACACGCATACGGTTCTTACGGCAAATCTCTGCGCCCGCCAGCTGATCATTCTTCTCCAGCTCATTCGCATGTACATCGATCTGGTCGTTCACATTCTTTACCATCTCTACGAGATACTTCTCCAGATTCTTAATCTTCCAATCCACCTCATATGCATGAAGGAACTTCTGGAAGAAGTACAACTCCTTTTTATCCAGAACTTTCTCCGGACTGAGAAAACTTAGCAAGACGAAGCGCTGGCCTGGAATTTCGGTATCCTCATCCAAAAAATCTTCGATTACGGCATTCTTATCGGCGCTCATTTCTATTTCTCTTGAGATGGTGATGCTTTAAACTCGGTTGCAATATAACCCATCTTTCGCGGATTAGTTTTTTTCTTGCGTGTAAATATAGAAATCATGATGAGCTACGGATTTGCTGAAATTGTCAATCGCGTTATTAAGTACCTCATTGAGGGTCTTGTTATTGCTGCCGCCGCTATCTTTATCCCGAAGCGCGCGTTGCCGCTGGATGAGGTCGCCACGCTCGCTGTGCTCGCCGCCGTTGTCTTTGCTATCCTTGATGCTGTTTCGCCATCCGTCGGTGTTACTGCAAGACAGGGCGCAGGTTTCGGCTTGGGCGCAAATTTGGTGGGCTTCCCTGCACGTTTGTAAGTACCCATTTTTGAATAAACACGAATTCATTTCGTGTATTGAAATAAAATGTGGTATGGCCCCCACCCTACACTATTTTCATTAAATTATTAAAAATATCATATTTTCCAAATTTTTGGATATTATGATGTTGGTTGTATAATGAATTGTAGTGTCAAGTCTTGAAATATGTGATTCATAAAGTGGTTTTGAGCTAATAAAACTTTCTTAATGAAGAGATTAAAGATGCTCGAATGCGTAGACGTTCCAAACGGGCGCGTAAAACAGTACGGGCGCGCCGTTATATAAAATAAAAATGATAGATAGATGTCATTTGGAGAAGAAACTCCATTGGGTCGTATTTATAAGAAAATAGCCGAATTGGAAAAAGAGAAAGTTAGGGTTACCGCTGCTATAGATACATATAATAAACTATTTGAAAAAATATATGCAGATGAAGATACTATAAATCTGTCTGATTTATTGAAATTACAAGAACTAGGTAGTAAGGAATTTAATGAATCAATAAAACAAAAAAAGGGCATATATAATGCTGATGCTATAGCTAAAGGTCATACAATTGACACACAATACAGAGACGAGATGTATTGTAAAACATGTGGCATGAATGTATTCGATGCAACCTTAAAAGAATGTCCGAATCGTACTTCCGCCACATTATATTCATCATCTAGCTCTGCTGCTATTCCTCTGCCTTTTCCACAACAAACGCTCGGGCCATATGTTCAATCGGCAGTGCCCGCATCATTACAGCAACAAACACTCGTGCCATATGTTCTACCGGATGCATCCCATACATCTGCAGTGCCTGCATCATTACCGCAACAAACGCTCAGGCCATATGTTCCATCGGCTGCGCCCGCATCATTACCGACAGAACCTGAATTCCGTAAACATCATACATATTTAAACCCTCCTTCTGAGGGCGGCCGCCGCAAAAAAAGCACTTTGCGTAAACGTCGTACCCATCGCACCCTACGTAAAAAAAGCACCCTACATAAACGTCATTAACGCATGCTTTTCAAAAACGCATGCGAACATAGTGTAACATCCGACATACCACCTCGCTGGACAATGGCGAGGAGATCTGAATGAAGGATACAGTGTTTCGTTCGAACTAATGTCATGCGTAAGCTCGAGCGACCCACCAGAACGGGCGTTCCAAGAAACGTTGCTAGATTTCCATAATGTATTTTCTTTTGAAGTCCATAATATTTCACTTGAGCAATATGACTAAAGGTTTCGTCAACGAGATCCACACCCTTATCAGAAAGTGGAAATCCGGCATTGCGTTTATGGCTAAGAGGTAAATCCTGATAGACATAAAAGCATTTTTGATGAATGGTAGTAAGATGAATGGCGGAATAGTATTCGAAACATGTGGGAAGATGCGTTATGTTCCGTATTTGAGATTCAAGAAATCGAATATGGGAAAACATGATGTTTTTGATTAAGCATAAATAATATATCAATTTTATATAGAATGGCTGAATATTATCCTGGGCCACCGCCTTCTGAAAAGACTAGTTTGAAAAATGATCATTTGAATTCAGATTTATGGAATACCATCCCTACATCATTTGAGAAAAAAAATAAGAAATATGATGAATTGATAACGAAGATTAATGAAATTCTTGCTAAACCATCGATAGAAACAGATGATCGTATACAATTATCAGAATACAATATACAATTACGCACACTACGTAAAAATACTTCAGCATATATGACTGAAAAAAGTAGCAGATTTCGAAAGTTTCCAATAATTGAAACACAATTTAATACATTGATTGAAAAAATTGAATCTACCCTTAAAAGAATAAGTGAAAAAATAGATCCAATTGAAGAAAAAAAAGAAGACAATTCACGCAAATATGTACATTTGCCAAAAAACGATCCGCCAAATTCTATACGTTCTCCTAATATGGCGTATCTTTATAAAAAAGGATCTCCGCTTGATATTATTTATGAAAAAATAATTAGATTACGTAGAAAAGGTAAAGATACTACATTTTATACTAAACTATTTGAAAAACTATTATATGAACAACAATTAAACTTAAATGACTTATTATTGCTCTCACGTGAAGGAGTGGACGTTAATAGAAATTTAAAAGACTTTGCAGAGGATAAAGGGCACATATTTGCAGAGGACAAAGGGAACATATTTGCAGAGGATAAAGGGCACATAATTAGATATAAAAATAACTGTGAGAATTGTAACATGACATTATACGACGCATCTCAACACCCGTGTCCTAAGAAAATTACAGAGAATATAAATAATAAATTATATCCACGTGTAAAACAAATCAATTATTCTAAGAAAATAGGAAACGAATATGTTGGTCCTACAGTTAGTGCTATGAATTGGCCAAACAGAATCGAATCCAGACGCGTGTACCACGGTCTCGCATCTTTAACTAATGAAGAATATGATAGATATAGAGAAATATTTCTTAATTTCAAACGTCAACAAAACTTTCTAGATATGGAACAGGCATTTGGTGGTCCTCAAAATAGTGAAAACAATGACAATAATGAAAACAATGAAAACAATGAAACAGAAGGAGGAAGACGTCATAAAAGCAAGATCCTGCGCAAAACTCATCGTAAACGCAAGATGTTTCGTAAAACGCGTAAACATTAAAGTTTATCAAACATCGAGAACATCTTGAGACCTTCATGAAACAGTTTCACATCTCCTAGAATCTTTCGAGCTAGACCCTTCGTGTTTTTGTTTCGATACGACGAAAACATCCAGATAGTTGAATTATATTTCTTCCAGTTCTGATATTGTTTGAAATCGGAACAGATAGTGACATAGATACTATACAGCTCCTTCTTATAGGCTTTGTGAGTATCATCAACAATCGGTGTAGGAGGTTCCTCGCCTGGTTTTTCGATAGGTACGAAAGAGTCTTCAAAAACAAGACTCATCCATTTCAACATACGGTCCATTTGCAGCAAATCAAGTTCGCGTTCATCATCGATATCCGATCGAACGAGAGTCGGAGTCGGAGCGTTTCGTCCTGAAAAATAAGACGTATAGATTCCTACCACACTTGATGCCATGATTGGTGCAATGTTATTGACTACGAGGTGGTACAGAAACTCTGACCCCACTCCTGCCATCTTTGTAGAAGATGCTGATTTTATTTATGCTACGCTCATCGGTATTTCTGCCATATAAACGTCTACTTTTTGGGATTCAACATTGATTTGTGATGTTTTACCCCACTGTATCAACCGCTTTCCAAAATAGGAGAATCCGTCAATAAGGCACTGTACACCATGACGAACCGTTTCACGAATAGGACGTACAATATGATGTTCTACTGTGTCCTCTACTGCCTTGACTGCCTCTCGAACTTGTTTGATGACCGGTAATTCAATAAATGCATCGCGAAGTGCCACAATCACCTGGGTTTTCTTATTAATCCACTTAATAAATGTACGCGTCGAGTCTCGTGCAGAATGAGTAAATGTATACCATACGCTTTCCACGATCCATTGCACAATGTCCACTATGATATGCATATCTTGATAGAGTTGTGTACTGGATAGGTCTCGATTCCCATGATAGAAATCCGACAACGTTGTGCTTGTGTCATGGTAGAACTTATTTGTTATTTCTTGGAGAGAGTATGTTCCATTCTGTAATTGTTGGATTCCTGTGATCATTCCTTTATTTCTCTGAAGACTGATATAGGTCAAGCCCAAACAGGCAACCCCTTTTACAAGAGACGGTGTACTAATAAAATCATACTGTATATAATTATGTGTTACAAGCGATGTACAGGTATAGACCATCAGATGTGGGGCAAGTCCAAAGTTAGCCAGAAGAAGGGTATGAAGAACAAATGCGCAACAAAGCAAGGACAACATCATTTTTATGGTTTGATACATTCGTATACAGGTCCGTATCGTAGGAATGGATTGTTTACCAATAGAAACGGGATTAATTTGTAAGATTTTCACATTCTGTTCAATTGCATTCAGAGCTATATTTCGTACCGCCTTTGTTATTGGATCGACATTGAATTGATTCTGCTGCTGTAACTGGGAACAGAGATTACAAATCTGCTCTTCCCAATTTGTCATGTGTGCCCGAAATATCGGGCCATATCGGATTCAATTTTATACTGTTCTCAAGTACTGCCAGCCCTGGTCCCCACATATCTTTTCCCACGTCTTATCCTGTAAATATAGCTTGTCGCGGTTTTTCAAAAGCGGAAAGCACGAAAGATACTCGTCCATTTCTAATAATTCACAGAACTTATACAGCACATAACCATATGATAAAAAGTTTCGACGACCCTTTGGACAATGTTTCTTAAACGACGGCTGAATCTCGCGAAACATATGGCGCAACTTTTCTTCATCTTCACGCGACATGAAGGGCGCATTTTGTCCATTTAGGCGATTAATAATATGAGGAATATGTTCATAATACTTGGAACATTTCATCTTACGAAGAATCTCACGCAACTTCGTGGGTTTGAGAGTACCCATGTTGGTAATGCGCTCTTTCTTCAATTGCACCAAAATCTCGTCATACACGTCGGCAGGAATTTCCGTACTCTCCTTTGCCTGGAACTGCGCCAGCCACTCATTAAAATGGTTAATCTTCTTATACGCATAATAACAAACCTCTCTCGGCGGATCTTTATACGATGGTTTATCGCTATCTACCAAAATAAACTCCTGATGACCACATGTGGAACAAGTTAGATTCGCTTCATTTAAACACATGATCATTTCATTACCACACTGTTCACAATTGGTCCAGGGATCATCGTATTCTTCGATCGAATTTCGACCCATGGCTGGATCTTCGATCTGCAGATAATCATTCAATAACTGATTTCGCTGAAACGTTTTCTTTTCAGTTGTTCCCTCTTGTTTTGATTCATCTGTCCGAGTATCACTAGAAGAAAGGGCAAAGGCATCGGTTATATCACTCTTTTCTTCCGCCACTTCTTCAAGAATGGCCAAGATAGACCCAGGTTTCGCCTTATTGGATACAAATGATGCGGTACCTTGCTGAATTTGCTCTTGAATATCATAATAATGATACAAAATGTCGCCTGTGCGGAGGTAATAGTCCATCATTTCGGATCCGTCTTCAATGGAACGAATCTTTTTTTCCAAGGTTTCAATCTCTCGCTCGATTCTCCATATTTCCATATCTGACAAGGTTTCATTTAGTTTCTTCTTTAATGCATCTCGCTCTTTTTTATAATTTCCTACTTGTTCTTTTTCTTCCATCATACTTTGAATTTTCTGATGATGAATCGCATCGAGTGTGGTGCGAGCTTCTGGATTACTTCGTTTCGAGCTCTTTACTTTAAAAAATGCGCTGTCACTCATACTCCTGAATGGTACTTATACGGTATGTGTGATGTGGTTTTAAACCCTCCTTGTAATGTTATAGAAGTATAGTGCGTTCAAAATCTTTAAAAAAAGACTTACGGGACCCTTACAATCTGCATAACAACTTCGGTGGCTATCATGGTTTCAAATTATATTTCCTCCATATCTTTTACAAGAATATTTATGTATGTTATGTTCACAACGAGAAGATTCATTATACTACAATAATATTTTCTATGTTCTCATTTCTTATATATATTCTAATTTATCTTCTTTCATTTTCTACTTATAATTGTACTGTTATAATCGATCAAACTTAATAGTTTTATATTTTACTAGTATAAATATATAAGTGGTATATTACTATAAAAATGGAAAAAATCGATTACAAACTCCCCGGCCATTTTTTTAAAAAATGTGTTTTCCTAAAATTTTTTTGTATTGTCTAAGTATAAAACTACCATGACAGGCGGAGGTTTGATGCAACTTGTAGCGTACGGTGCCCAGGACGTTTACCTGACAGGCAACCCGCAGATCACATTTTTTAAGGTGGTATATCGCCGCCACACCAACTTTGCGATGGAGTCCATCGAGAACCCGTTTAACGGCGCCCCGAACTTCGGCAAGAAGGTCACCTGCACGATCCAGCGCAACGGTGATTTGATCCACCGCATGTACCTCCAGGCGACTCTGCCGCAGGTCGCGCTGCAGACATCGGACGGCTCGGGTGCTCAGTTCCGCTGGCTCAACTGGGTCGGCCACAACCTCATCAGCTATGTTGAGATTGAGATCGGTGGTCAGCGCATTGACAAGCACTATGGCGATTGGCTGCACATCTGGAACGAGCTCACGCAGGAGCCTGGCAAGCAGGCCGGCTATGCCAAGATGGTCGGCAACATCCCTGAGTTGACGAACTTGCTGTACCAGGGTGGTGCCAACTGCGAGAACGCGTGCTACGGTGGCGAGCCGCTCACATCGGAGGTTATCACCTCTTGCGCCCCGATGCGCACACTGTACATCCCGCTGCAGTTCTGGTTCTGCCGCAACCCGGGTCTGGCGCTGCCGCTCATTGCGCTCCAGTACCACGAGGTCCGCATCAACCTCGAGTTCAACTCCCTGAACAACCTGTGCTGGGATTACTCGAACAGCTCGGACCCGCATGCGGTGCGCACCCGCGTGGGCCAGACCGGCTTGGCCGCTGCTTCTCTGTATGTCGACTACATCTACCTCGACACAGACGAGCGCCGCAAGTTCGCTCAGGTCTCGCACGAGTACCTCATCGATGTTCTGCAGTTCACGGGCGGTGAGTCGATCACGTCTTCGGCCAACAAGCTGAAGCTCAACTTCAACCACCCATGCAAGGAGCTCGTCTTCACCGTTCAGCGTGACTCGTTCACATCGTGCGATGATTCGATCGTCAACCCGTGGAAGGGACAGCAGCCGTTCAACTACTCGGACTGGTGGGACCGCTCCGTGCTCGAGTCGGGCTACTCGGTCACTCGCGTCGAGGGCATGGCCGGCAAGAACCCAGTCATCACCGCGCTTCTCCAGCTCAACGGCCACGACCGCTTCCAGGTTCGCGACGGCAACTACTTCAACTTGGTTCAGCCGTACCAGCACCACACCAACATTCCGGCCGTCGGAATCAACGTGTACTCGTTTGCTCTCCAGCCGGAGCAGCACCAGCCGTCGGGCACATGCAACTTGTCGCGCATTGACAACACAACGTTGCTGTTGACGGTCTCGAACAACTCCGTCGGCACCAACCTGTCGTCGACTGTTAACGTGTACGCGACCAACTACAACGTTCTCCGCATTATGTCGGGCATGGGAGGATTAGCTTATAGCAATTAGAGAAATTCCGACCTCCCGGTATGGAATGTATTATACTTGTTATATTCGTATATGTGTAAAATTGATAAAAAATATTTCGTATTTTGAGTATAGATAAATATTCAAAATGGAAATTAAATCACAAGAGACAATTAAATTCATAGGTCGTGTAGGTAAGCCTGCGCAAGATATTGTGTATATACATGTATTATATCATAATAAAGAATATACCATCATGAAAATTAAATTTAATGATGGTTTTATTAAAGGTGTTATTGATAAAGAAGAATTTATTAAAGTAAAAGATTATAGCTGGCATTATGTAGCAAATGGATATATTAGTCATGGATTACAAATTGATAATAAAAAAAAGGAACTCTATCTCCACAATATGGTAATGGGCAGAATAGAATTTCCAGGAAAAGGTGCAAAAGAATCCATCGATCATATTAATCGAAATGGATTAGACAATCGTAAAGAAAATCTTCGCCTCATCACACAATCTGCTCAAAACATCAATCAAAAACAAAAGAAAAGACGCATTGAACTTCCTACAGATTCAGGAGTGACGGTAGATGAAATTCCTAAACATGTATGGTACATCAAAGCAAACGGAGCACATGGAGATCGATTCGGAATTGATCTTAAAACGGAAAAAATAAAATGGAAGTCGACCAGTGCAAAGAATGTGACACTACAAGATAAACTAAAAGCTACAAAGGAACAATTACAAATATATTATCAACAATTTCCATATTTGAATCCAAACAACGAGGATACAAATATAGAAATGAAAGAGCTAACAACGTCATATGAGGAGATTGTTGGTTTAGTGGAGTAAAAAATATAAAAAAACAAGCTTATTTTTATTTAAAGTATGATACAAATAAAAGTTATAATTTAGATAATATTATAGCAGATATTCTACTAATACCATATAATAAAAGCTAATAAGCTAGTTATATCAAATATCAGCCTCTAAACATACGAACGTGTTTTTTATTGTATTCTTCTTTTAATCGATCTCCGAGATATTTCTTATTTGATTTTTCTAATAAATACCTGTGATTCTCTCATTCCAATCACTTGAATTCGTTTATGATATCCTGAGAGAAATGCATCGATTCCTCTCTGAGTTAGATCCGGTCCGCCCCATCCATAATCATCAAAAATCATAATTCCATCCAATTTGAGTTTTCGAAAACTAAGAACAGCATCTTCCAAAACATATTCTGGTTCGTGATTTCCATCAATATAAATTATATCAAATGAATTATCCTCAAGTAAAAGAAGTTGTTCATTTGAATATCCTCGTCGAACAATAATTTTATTGGAATGACCAGATTGTTCTATATTTTTAAGAAAATTGTTGTAAATAGTATTTTGTTGACCTTTGTATTCTGGATAGTCTTCATAATCATTCCATGGATCAATGACATATAATCTGCTATCGGGGTGGGAAGCATATGAATTCGCTACGGAAAGTAGATTCGCACCATAAAATGCTCCAATTTCTAAATATCGAATAGGTCTTGTTTGATATTTTTTAAGAGGAATTGCTACAATCCAATTATCTGAAAGGCGATATTGGATCCCATCAAATGAAGATGGTACAAGAGGAGCAGATGCAACGGGAGGTGCAATAAGATAGGGTGCCCGTATTCTTTTAGAAAGAGTATTAGACCATGACGACATGTATAAATAAAAATAGATTATAAACAATAGTAAAATACACATTTTTTGAGTTCGTAACACGACATCAAAAAAATCTACCGAGTCGGAATAAAACCTGCAATCTGATAATAATTTTTTATATAACTCATTATGAAAGATACTTTGAATAAAAATCCCATGCATCGGTATTCATCACATCATTATTTCGAGAGTGAATATCTTCTGATTCTGTATAACTTCGTTTTTTGATTGTATCAGCACGCCCTCTTTCTATTTTTTCTATAAATTCCT